TTTTATATGAGTATAATAAAAAATAAGCCCCTCGATTGAGGGGCTTTTCTTATTTAAAACTAATAAAGTATGTAGCATAACGACCTTCATCTTTGTTTAACATTAATAGTTTTTGACCTGCTTTCGAGAACTTGCGTCCATCGACAGCATATCGATCACTACCACAAAGCGAAGGATTTACAATCATTTCGACACCTTTGAGATCAGCTTCTCTAGAATGATGGAAATGACCCATAACAATATAATTTGGTATTTGTTTAGTAAACAATGCTAAATTATCGATAGCTCGGTTATAATTATCTTTATGTCCATGAACACCGATAATTATTTGTTCACAAACTTTAGCTACGATAATTTCATCGTCGACAATATTTTTATTAAAATGAATTCGTTCATTTCCTTTAAGACGTTCTTTTAAGAACCAAGGAATAATATCGTTAAACGATTCGCCATTCATAGCTTCTTCTTTAGAAGGAGTAACGCGATCATGATTACCACGACAAAAATATAATTCTAAGTTAAATTCTTGACTTAGATTATTGAATAGATGACTAAGTGCTTCGGTTACGCCGATCGTTTGTTCAATAAGATTTTCTTGAGATTCGATTCGTGTTTGTACATGAATACCACCGTTAATCATATCGCCTAATGTCATGATATGAATCGTTTTAATATTGTTTAATTTACAATATTCTCGTGTCTTATTCATGAGATATTCGACACGTTCATGGAATATTTCGTCGTTAAATTTATTAAAGTAGTTATCACTAACTTGGCCCTTATGCCAATCACTAATAAGAAGAACGGCTTCACTTTCACCAGTGGCTAATTCTTTAAATTCATATTTAAGTGGTTCAAGTTTACTAATTGATTCTGCTATTAATTCTTTTAATAGAAATTGATTAGATACTTCTTTTAATGTACGGTTTAATTCTTGACGATGTTTACTATTAACATTTTTAGCATGAGCATTTAATAATAAATCTCGTGCTGTATCAGTTATACGTTCTTGTGTCATTACTGGAGTTACTGATTTTCTAAAATCATTAAAGTAGCTCCCTATCGTAGCTGTATCTAAAGCAATGTCGAAAAACATTTCTGCCATAGCAGAAATACGTTTATATGTTAATTTAGTATTATTTTGTCGTTCTTCATACATACGATATAGCCAGCTAATAAGATCTTCGCCATCTAACGCTGAATAGTTAATCGTAACAGATTGTTTTGTTTCTTCAGCCATTTATGTCCTCCTGAAAATAAAATGAAACAAATCCTTCCTTTATTATATAATATTTGTATAACTAAGTAAACCAGTATTTATAGGATTTTTTAAAAAATCTAATTATTTGAGATATATATTTTTACTTATAAATATTAGACTTTATAAAAATCCTAGATTATACTATAAATATATTATGATTATTTTGTATATTATAGTATACTATATGTAGTATGTATTACAGTAATATACTACTACATCTTCTTTTTAGTTGCGCAACGAAAGGAAAATTATTAACTATGGAAAAAGTATTATTTGGTGGAAACAATGATATCCAGGTGCCGATGGCAACTCGATTAATTGGAACATTCTCTACCGGAACTGACGAAATTATTCTTGATGGAAATAAACAAGAACGAATCGTACAATTTAATTATGAAGGCAAACAGGTATTAAAACAATATACATTAAAACATTTATATGCCCCGTATACTAAAATTATCGAAGTATCGGATAATGCATATTGGTATACTGGTAAAGAACCAAAACAAAATCCTTCGATTAAAGATATCGTACGTTTCGACGTATATGACAAAGGCTGGATCATCGAAGATATAAAAGATGTCGAAGTCGATGCTTATTCTATTATTAGTAATTCTCAAGAATTAATAGTAGTCATAGAAGGTACAGAACTATTAATCAAATAATATTGACATATAAATATTTATTTTTATTTTGTTAGTTTTAAAGGAATTAATAATGTCTGTTATTAAACGTGACGGTCGAAAAGTTGATTTCGACAAACAAAAAATTATTATTGCAATAGGTAAAGCACAACATTCTTTATTAAAAGATAATGAAAAGATTGCTACTTCTATTGCCGAAGAAATTTTTCAAGAATATATTATGCTTCAAGAACTCGATATTAAACGTATTGAGAAAATGGTATTCGATCTTTTAGTCAAACATAAACAAAAAGATGTAGCTCGCGCTTATGAAGGATATCGTGCTGTAAGAGAATATAGAAGAGAACATAATACTTCTGACAAAGACATTCTTGGTTTGTTAGATGGATCTAATATCGAAACGATTATGGAAAATTCTAACAAGAATGCTAAATTAAATTCTACGCTAAGAGATTTAATTGCTGGTGAAGTAAATAAAGACTTAGCTAAAAGAAAAGTATTGCCACCAGAAATTGTCGATGCCCACAATAATGGGATCTACCATTATCACGATCTCGACTATGCGGTACAGCCTAATTTTAATTGCTGTGTATTTGATTTAAAAGATATGCTTGATAATGGTACAGTTATTAATGGCAACATGGTAGAGACTCCAAAATCTTTTCAAGTTGCTTGTACTGTTACGACCCAGGTTATCCAGTCCATCAGTAGTGGACAATATGGTGGGCAAAGTGTTTCTGGGATAGACGAAATACTTGCTCCATATCTAAAGAAGTCTTATGATAAATATTTAGAATTCTTTGCAAATGAAGAAAACAAAGAAAAACTCGCTCATCGTATGATGATGAAAGAATTAAAAGACGGCATTCAAACTATTCAATATCAAATTTTGACTTTGGCAGGTTCCAATGGTCAGTCGCCGTTTGTCACTTTAGGCTTATATTTTAATCCTGAAGGAAAATACGCAGATTATGCAGCACTTATTTGTGAAGAAATTTTAAAACAAAGATATGCTGGTGTAAAGAATTCTGACGGCATTCCTCAAACACCAGTATTCCCTAAGCTTATTTATATGCTAGATGAACATAATGCAAAACCAGGTAGCAAATATTATTATTTAACTAAACTAGCAGCAAAATGTACAGCTCGACGTATGTATCCAGATTTTATTTCTGCTAAAATTATGAGAGAACAGTTTGATGGAGAATTGTTTTTCCCAATGGGCTGCCGCAGCTTCCTTTCTAATTGGAGAGATCCTGAAACAGGAAAATACAAATGGGCAGGAAGATTTAATTGTGGCGTGGTATCTTTAAACTTACCACAAATAGCTATTTTAGCAGATAAAGATTTAAATAAATTCTGGTCTTTATTAGATGAAAGATTAGAAATGTGTCATAAAGCATTAAAATTTAGACACGATTTATTGCTAGGCACTGTAAGTGATGTATCTCCAATTCATTGGCAATATGGTGCTATTGCAAGATTAAAGCCTGGTGAAGTAATTGATGAATATTTAAAAGATGGATATTCTACATTATCTTTAGGTTTTGTCGGTGTATATGAAGCTGTACTAGCATTAACTGGAGAAACACATACAAAGCATCAAGATTTAGCATTAGAAATTGTTCGTCGAATGAAACAAAAAACAATTGATTGGAATGCTAAAGAAAATCTTGGTTATGGTTTGTATGGTAGCCCAGCAGAATCTTTAATTTCCAGATTCGCTAAAATCGACAAAGAAAAATTTGGCGATATTAAAGGTATTACTGATAAAGGGTATTATACCAATAGTTATCACGTATTCGTTGGTGAAGAAATCGATGCATTTAAAAAATTAAGCTTTGAAGCTCCATTCCATCAATATGCGTCTGGCGGTTGTTTAAGTTATATTGAAATGCCAAATATGGAACATAATCTTGAGGCTGTCGAAACTTTAATTCAATTTATCTATGATAATGTTAGATATGCTGAATTTAATACTAAGTCTGACTACTGTAAAGTTTGTGGTTTTGAAGGCGAAATTGGTTTTGATGAAAATCACAAATGGACATGCCCCAAGTGTGGCAACCAAGATCAAGCTAAGATGACCGTAACAAGGCGCTCATGCGGGTTAATATAAAGGCTCGCGTTAAATCATCTATATGCGGGAACGTCCTTAGAGAGTTGACTACTAAATTATTATAGTGATATGATAATGGCTGAAGTAATGATTCAGGTATAGTAAAAAGGTTAATTATTGGATAATCCGCAGGGAAGCTTCTTATTTATATAAGAATAACCCTCAACGACTACCATGGTGAAAATATTATTATGATAAAAGAAATTGAAAATTTTACAGGTTATTATATAGAAGATAATGGTACTGTTTGGTCTGATATTGTTTCAAGATCTAAAAATAAAATGAGAAGAGAAGAAAAACATCAGTTGACACCTAGACCATTGCCTAATGGGTATTTAAGAGTATATATGCGTAGAGACTCTGATTATAAAAGAGTTGATATGTATATTCATAGGCTTGTAGCATTAGCTTTTATACCGAATCCAGATAATAAAAAATATGTTAATCATATAGATACAAATAGATCTAATAATCATGTTGACAATTTAGAATGGTGTACATCTAAAGAAAATAACCAACATTCTATGAATTTAGGTCATCTTCGTAGAGATGAATCTAATGGTAGATTTTATTCTGGATTAAATAATAATATTTAAGGTATAGTCTACTCCGCTAAGAAATATCGGGAAACCGACGGTATTAAGGATCTAGGCAGTAACTTCTGGAATGAAGGTCGTACTAAAGAAATTCAATCCAGAGTGCTTCATATTTAATTAATTAATAGGCATAAAATAGTTCCTTTAAATTTTGGAAAGTATATTTACTATTTGCCTATTGATTTTAAACTAATAATATAATATAATAATTGTAAGGCATAAAAAAGTTCCTTTTATATAATATTGGATGAATGAAATTTACTTTTCGCCTTATAATATAAAATCTAGACATAAAGAAGTTCCTTTTAAAAAGACTGATTATTTTTTTGTTACTTCTCGTCTGGATAATGCTTAATAAGGCTACGTATATTTTGTACGTAGCCTTTTATTATTTTAAGAAAGGATAATGATTATGGACGCTAAATTAGAACTACAAAAATCCGTTCTATATTTATTTAAATCTGTATTGCCTATTAAAACAAAAGCTAAGTGTAGCTATTTAGATTTGTTATTAGAAGGCGTGTATATTATGCCGGAAGCTAGACAATATCTTGATGAAAGATTAAAAGGCTTCTGTACTAGAGAATTTGGTAATAATGTAGTTCATTATAATAGAACGGCATTGTTCGAATCATTTAAAGATGTTGATCGAGCAAATGTCGAACGATTATTAGTCGATCAGTTAGATCATTATCTTTCTGTATATACGCAAACAGAAGAAACGTCTAGTAAGCCTATTAATAGTTCTTTAGTATACGTTCCAGTTAAAAGTGAAACATATGAATGTGAACCTTTTATCTTTAATACAACAGTGATCTCTATTATTACTGAAGAAGAATTAATTAAGCGTGTTACAGATTTGCTTTCTTCTGGTATTGCGTTAAATTCAGCTACACAAGAAAGTTTAGTTAATATCTTTAAAGCTTATAAAGATAAGTTCGATATTAATACTATTAAAAATAAAGAATTCTTAATGCATATTTGTAAAGAATTAAACTTAGTTCCTAAGAAAGCTGAACAATTATTGCGTTATTGTGTATATAGAATAACGTCTAATCCAATGATTATTAATAGTGCTAGAGAACGTAAAAATTTATATTCTCGTATTTGTTTTTATACTACGACTATTAATAAAATATTAAAGCAATATGTCGAAGAAAATGGCCTCGAACCTATTGCACAACAATTTAATAGATATCGTAAGTTATGGATTATTCTAAAACATGCTGGTAAAGATGCTGCTACTATTATTAATAGGGCTAGAAAATTATCCAACAAGTTGAATCGTCCTCACAAGCTTCAAGTATTAGATCGTATTAATGATAAAAATATCGATATTGAAGACGTTAAAAAAGAACTTGAAAAAGTTACGATATTTAAAAAGTTTTCTTTATTGAATGCTATATATAATGCTAAATCTAATGATAAGATGTATGTAATTCGTAATGGTCGTACGTATTCTACGACAAAGGAACATACGTCAAAAGCATCGTTTAAAATTAAAAACTTAATTTTTAGTTCTATTAAGAAAGATATTGGTAAGAATATTAAAGGTAAGCGCTTTTATATTCCAGAAGGAATTATGTATGCCGTACCAACAAGTCAAAAGAATTTTATAGATAATATTCCAATGTATACTCGATATAAAATGGATAAGAATTCCATTATCGGTATCCACTGGACAAATTCTGAAGATGGACGTGTCGACTTAGATTTACATTATACATCTAAGAATATCCATATTGGTTGGAATAGTCGTTTTGATTCTAAAGAAAATATTCTTTATACTGGTGATTTAACTGATGCACCAACTCCTAAAGGTGCTACCGAAGCTTTTTATATTAAAGATACTTTAAAAAATGACTTCGGTATGATTAGTGTTAATAATTATTCTGGAAATCCAGGCTTGTTCGAACTATTTATCGGCGCTGATCCTGATAAAAAAATCTATGATCATAACGGTATTATAAATGCTGAAAATTTAGCATTTAAATTCACTGGATTATCTATGAATGACGACAATGAAAAATGCTTTGGCATTATTGATTCACAAGAAGATTCTCGTGAATTTATTTTTGTCGATAGTTCATCTGGATTCGATCGAGTACCTGCATATAGCGCTCAAAAAGAAGTTATGCTTAGCGCAATCAGATCGATGGCTAAGAATCGATTATATCTTAATGAGCTAATCGAAAAGCTTGGTGGCGAAGTTGTTTTAGATAAAGAATCAGCTGACTATGATTTATCAATTAATAATCTTGTCAAAGATTCGTTTAATTTCTTGTTTAAGGCTGATGTTTAATCATCAGCCTTTTACTATATGGAGGAACTATTGGATACAAGAGAAGAACTAAATAAAACTGTATCTGAAATGAATCATATCGTTAAAGAAATAATCAAAGTTGCTAACACATCTAATCAAGAAGAAAAATCTAAGATTTCAATTTTACAACAATTATTAAATAAAACTGAGAATTTAATAAATGTTGTCATAACTCCTCAAGAAGATTTAAATGTGATTCTTAATGAGCAGCGTCGATGGATTCTATTAGATATGGAAGATAGAATTCGTAGATCTGAACTAGAGATATTAGATAGAATAAAGTATTTATTAGAACGTGAAAGGAATCATTAATGAGCTTTAATAATAAACGAGCAAAACTTATTGTTCTTGATGGTGGCGATGGTTGTGGTAAAAATACACAAACATTAAAACTTGTTGAACGATTACAAGCTGAAGGTAAAAAAGTTAAATATTTAACATTTCCTGATTACAACAAAGATACGTCTATATTTGTTAAAAAATATCTTAACGGTGATTTTGGTGATCGAGAATCTGTTAAACCTCAAGTCGCTTCATTATTCTTTGCATTAGATCGATATGCAACGATTCAAGAATGGAAATCTATTTTTGAAGATCCTGAAATGATTGTAGTTTGTGATCGTTATGTAACATCTAATATGTTATATCAAATGGTTCGTTATGAAAATAATGATCAACAATTAGCATTTTTACGTTGGCTCGAAACAACTGAATATGATTTATTAGATTTACCGACACCAGATATTGTATTATTTTTAACATTACCATTATATGTTAGAAAAGATATGTTATTAAATCGTTTAGGCAAAACTGGTGGTAGTACTGGTGATATCCATGAAAGAGACATGGATTATTTGCGACAAATTGACGAAGCACAATATAAATTAATTAATAAAATGAATATGGTTCAGATTGATTGTTCTAATGAAGATACAGTTAAATCAATCGATGAGATTCATGAATTAATTTATAATACATTACAAGAGAAAGGAATGATCTGAGTGCCAGAAAAAGTATATATCGTTATGGTCGATGGTCAAATCGAAGCACTATATTATAACGAAGCTAATGCTCGAGAAGATATCGAAGAGCGTATCGAAGAAGGATATGCTCCTGAAGATGTAGCTATTCGAACTTGTTATATTAATGATTTTAACGAGGAAGAATGACTATGATCGATAAAAATGATCCTTTATACAATCAAAAAATGTCGATAGCATTAGAACTAAATCGTTTAGAAAAAGAAGTATCTGGTTATGCGCCAGATGATGATTATTTAGATATTATGAATGATTTAGAAATTTCAATCGACAATCTTTATAAGAAGGTAAACATGGTTCAAACCATTTATGCTTTATTAGTTTATTCTGATGATTTTGATTCTCCATTAATTGGTGTATATGAATCATTAGATAAAGCTGAAGAAAAGCGTCAAGAATATATCGATAACAATATTATTAGCGAAGATATGATCTTTGTCGAAGTTCAACATATTATTAAGTAGGTGCTATTATGAAAGTATTTTTGTCTCAACCAATGCGTGGTAAAACACATGAAGAAATTCTAAGCAGTATTCGTGAAGTCCAAGAATTTTTAACTAAATATCTTGACTCTACAAATATTGAAATTATCGAAAGTTATTCTCCTCGTAATAAAGATAAAGAACCATTAGTAGCACTTGGCGATTCTATTAAAGACTTAGCAAAAGCAGATTTAGCAGTATTCTTAAATGATTGGAATCAATATCGCGGTTGTATTATTGAACATCATACGGCTAAAATTTATGAAATTCCACACATCTCTATCAAAAGTGAAAATGGTTTATTGAAAGTAGTTGATAAATAATGAACTACGGTCAAATTCGTGAATACGATATTGCTAATGGTGTCGGCATTCGTGCTACGTTATTCGTAACTGGATGCTCTCACCATTGTTATAATTGTTTTAATCCAGAATATTGGAGCCATGAAGCTGGTCAACTATTTGATGATGTGGCAGCACATAGACTTGTTAATTATTTAAAACATCCACAAGTATCTGGTTTAACTATCCTTGGTGGAGAACCTTTTGAAAATGTCGATGGCCTTGTCAATTTTATTAAGACATATTTAAAAGGTCAAGAATGGTTTAAACATAAAGATATTTGGTGCTATTCTGGATATACGATCGATCAAATTATTAATGATCCCAATAAAAGAAAATTATTGGAACTTGTCGATGTATTAGTTGATGGTAAATTTGTCGATTCTTTAAAAGATCCGTCTTTAAAATTTAGAGGATCGTCTAATCAAAATATTTATAAAATTAAACATGTTGATAATCATTTAAGTGCAGATTTTTATTCTGAATTAATGTGAGGTATTGTATTATGGGACTTAGAACAGTATTAAAAAAAGCATGTGATCATGTTAACGATATGTATCATGATTATACATTAACTCCAAAAAAAGATTGGGAAATTCAAAAGCTTAGACGTCAACTTGAAGAGGAAAAGGCTAAGAATCGATTCCCTCATGTATCTATTGCTAAAAAATCACGGTAATATTATAATATTGGTGTCCGGTATAATGAGTTGTATCGAAGAAATAGCGGTGAGCCCACGGGCACCAATTTTAATAACGAAAGGATATTCACTATGGACAATGCATTAGAAATTATTACGAAGAACTTCGAAGATATTATTCCGTCTTATAAAGGACATTGTACTAGAGTCATCGCTAGTAAAGATAATAAGACTTGGTACTTCGATATCTATCAAGATATGGTATTAGTATTCGATGGTATAAATGAACAAATCGAATTAAATACCGAAGATGAATTAAAAAATTATATTGCTGATTGCTAATATGAATACATATTTAACAACGTTATCGATTGCTATCTTTTTAATAGAATTAATCAATCGATTATTCTTTCATTTTGAAACCATCTATACAATTCTATATTGTTTTATTATAGTAACGTTATTTTATATAACGTTGTTAGTATATTTCAAATACAGGAAATAAAATGGAATCACATATTATTCCTGGCGAAATCCTAATTTTTTCTAAAAGGGCTGTTGTATTTGTAGAACATGTCGATGCCGAAAGGATCAAAGTTCAAGATATCAACAATAAACAAGAGAAAATAGTATTGGCCAAGGATTGCAAAAAGCAGGCTTAAAATCTTTAAGCTGCTTATTGGAGGTGAGCTGTCCCCCTATCGGGGGCCACTCACCTCTTTTTTTCTTTTTACTTTTCTGTTATAATTTATATATATAGTTATATTCTTGTATTTCTTTCTCGAGGATTAGTAAATGAAAAAATATGTGATTTATCTCCCAAACGAAATTATTAATTTTTGTGAAGATCCTGGCGATAGTATTGTATATTCAGTACTTGATCTAAATAAATCTGAACAAGAAATTGTCGATCAATTTTGTTCTGATTTAACATATGATCATTATAAAGCATATGCATTATTAGCTAAACATGGAATTATTTCTAAAGAATTCGCATGTTTGAAATTAGCAAATGTTGTTGGCGAGCTTAACAAAGATTTAAATGAGTTGATGGGTGAATAGTATGAGAAAATTTGAAGTAGTATCACGTTGTAAAGATATGGAAGTAAAACTTCCTAAACGTAAGACTAAAAAATCTGCAGGGTATGATTTTTTTGCTATCGAAGACGTCGATTTATATCCTAATAAATTGTATGTATTACCAACTGGTATTAAAGTGCAGATGGAAGAAGACGAAGTATTATATCTTCATATTCGATCTTCAGCTGCCTTTAAACGCGGTGTGCGTATGATTAATAGCATCGGTGTCATCGATAGTGACTTCTATAATAACGAATCTAATGAAGGTGAAATTTCTTTAGGTTTATTATCTCATAATGACGATGTCGTTCATATTAAAAAAGGCGAATGTGTTGCTCAAGGCGTATTTCATAAATTTTTAATTACAGACGACGACGATGCTGACGGTGAAAGAACTGGCGGTATTGGTAGTACAGGTAAATAATATATTATGTTAAGACAGTATGAATGAATACTGTCTTTTCTGTTAAGGTGAATAATGATTACGAAATTAAAAAAAGTTTGTAAACGATGTGTCGAAGATTATAAAGATCTTAATATGTATAAGTTAAATATTATCTTATATTTTATGGACCGACTTCATCGTTTTAAATTAAGCGAACCATTTTTCGACGAGGAGTTTATCCTCGATAGTGAAATGGGCCCATATTTAGATACAGTTAAAGATGCTTATGGTCAATATAATTTATATAATATCCCAACATTTGGTGCGAATAATATCTTCAATGACGATGAAGTATTAACATTAAATGATCGAGATGAAATTGCCAACGATGACGACGACATTAAAGATACTCACGAAGTCGTTATTACTTCTTACTATGAAGAAGATGGTATCCCTCATTGGGACGAAGCCGATATGTCTTTAGATAATCAAACTGAAGAAGATATTTATGAATTCATGAAGGCTGCATTCGAAGCTATCGATACGACTGGTTTGATTTATTTTTACGAAACATCTAAAGATCCGGAACGCAATGTCGATGTATTTTTATCAAATAAATTAGCAGCATATTTAGACGTTAAGGCAAAAGGATTCCCTGAACCAGATAAATCTAAACCGTTGCCAAAAGTCGAAGAAGAACATGAAGACGACGAAATCACGGAAGAGGAAATTCTTGAACGACTTAATAGAGCTCGTAAACCTTTGTAATATATAAGGTTGAAGGAGGCTTATATGTCTGAAAAAGAATTATCAAAAAAAGAAGCCGAACTCACAAAACTGCTAGATCAATATGTCGATCGTTATAATTCTTGGGGTTATACCGAAGAAGGAAAAATGATTTACAATAAAGCCATGCATATGTTAGCTACAGATCATGCTATCTATGCACGTATGCCAATTATATGCAAGGGTGAAAATTGTATCTATAAAAACGATCCGTTACATAAAGCAGGTGTTGTTAAAGTAGGCGAACCGTGTATTTGTGAAACTACGTTAATAGCTTCTAAATTTGCACAGTATCAACAAGAATTTAATCTTGAATCTGCATCATATACTGATAATGTATTAGTTCATGAATTAATTACGCTCGACCTACTTATTTCTAGAGCAATGCAATATATCAACAATCGCGATTACGAGCCAGTTATCGATGTCGTTACAAATGTAACAGAGACAGGTCAAGAGATTACTCAACCTATGGTTTCTAAAGGTATTGAATTATATACGACACTTTCTAAGAAACGTGACGAAGTATTTAGTTTATTGGCTGCGACACGCAAAGATAAAATTCGTAATAATATCGACGATGTTGATCATGATGCATCGCTCCTTGCATCGCTTAATGATCCTGATTTCTTTATTACACAAGACCAGATCGAAGCGGAGAAAGAGTCGAGGTTAAATGAATAATGGGTTTATCTCCTAATGATTTAAAAAAAGGCGTCGAGCTTTTAGGGGAGCCTATAGCTGCGGCTATACATGGAGGCAAAGCTGTTCAAGAGTTGCCGAATGGCGCAGTTAAAGGGTCAGCTATAGCAGAAAAAGCATTTAATTTTATTACGAATCCTCAAGGGTCTATTCAACAAGCCATTAATCCTTTATATACTTTGGGATTAGGTGCTGCTGGTCATCAAAGTGGAATGGGTGTTGGCAATTCATTACGTTTTGCTGCAATGAATGAAACAAGTCGTAAAGCTTTTGTTGACAAATTCGGAGAAAGAAATTTCGTAGAAGAATTTGCTGATCATGAAAAAGCAGGTGCCTTGCAAAAAGAATTAGATTCATTTTTTGATGAAGCTAAATACGATCATATTCGTACAGGTATTGCTGCTGTGACATTAGGTTCAACAGCATATCGTGTAGCATCTGGCGGTGGATTATATCGAGATTCTGACGGCAACTTTAATATTATTGGTATTCCAGGTATTTAATAAATGGCAGCTCCAGTATCGAGAATAACTAGGGCTCTTGGTAAAGCTAAAGCAATGGTTGCTAAAGCTGATAGTCCTACGCTAGAATTAAATAGAGTAGCTGAAAATTATAAAACAGCTCTTAAAGAAGCTGATATCGAAACTTCAGCTGTTGCTAATAAGATTAAAGAAAAGCCAAAAAGTACTTTTGCTGAAGAACGTAAAATTGCTCGAGCTAAAGATGCTGCTGAAAAAGCAGCTAAAGAAGCTAAAGCTGTTAATCCTAGCGAAACAAATATCGCTAAACAAGCAAATAATACTCAGCAAGTAGCACAAAATCAAGTTCAAAAAAATCAAGCAGAAGTAGCTAAAGCTAATGAAAAAGCAATATCTCAAATTGATGAAACTGCTGGCTTTAATAGATATCGTCCATTTAATAGTACAATCGGCGCACTAAAAGATATGCGTCAGGATTTAGTAAGAGTAAAAGATCCTAATGCCTACGAAACATATAATCGTTATGGTTTTACAGCAAAAGGCGGAGCATTAGCCAGTGGCTTATTTGTAGCTGGTGCTATAGATAATACTATTACAGCTGGTATCGATCAAACGTCGACAAATCATATGGCATCGTTAGGCACTCTTAATCCTGTCGTAAATCCTGTACCATCTTCTAGTACTGGTAATACACCTAATAATGCATTCGATAATATGGGCGCATCTGGCGATATTAATTTTGCTTTGAGAAAAAATAATATATTAAATCCAGGGACACTTTAATAGATGATTAATCCAATTAAGTATGCAGGATCCATGATTAAAGGCAAAGGGTCGACTGCGAGTAAAATGCTTTGGGAAAATAAAGGCAATGCCGTAGCTACTGGTATTTTTTCAACAATGACATATAATAGTGCTCTTGACGAAGGAAAATCTAAAGGCGAAGCATTTGGTGAAGCTGCATTTGACGCTGCACTAAACTTAGGCTTTGGTTTTGTTCCTGGTATGTTATTACAGGGAGCTTATTATGGCGGTCCGGCATTAGTAGGACTTGCTAATGATTTAGCTGCTCAAGGTCGTCAAGAAGCACAACAGTCATATCGACCATTTGCTTGGACTAACCCAGTAAATTCCCAACAGTATGCAACAATGAGACAGGCAGGAATGGCCATCGCTCAGCAATCTCAATATAGTTTACAAACAACTATGATGGGTAATGAAGGTAAAGCATTCCATAAATAATTATGAAATTAGAACAAGATTATTCTGTAAAAGAACTAATGGAAATGCCGTTAGATGACCTAGTTAAATTAGATTATGCTAAGTTATCTAAAGAAGGCAAGTTAGTCGTTATTAAACGAGATCCAGTTATGTGGGCAAAGTCGTTTGTTCAGATTTATAATATCGATTTAGACAAATATGCTCCATGGACACCACGTTGGTATCAAGCCGAAATGCTTCGTGATCGAAGTCTTCGTAAAGTATTCCGATGTGGTCGTCGTTGTGTAACTGGCAATCTCGAAATTCAAATGCCATCGACTGGTAAAATTAAAACAGTACAAGAGTTATATGATTCTCAAGAAGAATTTAAAGTTCTTGCACTTGATGATAATTACCAAGTCGAAATAGCACAACATGCTAAAGTCTATGATAATGGTATTAAGCCAGTATATAGACTTATGACATCGTCTGGTCGAACTATTGACGCCACTGATAATCACCCGTTCTTAACAGAATTAGGATGGGCAGAACTTTCTAAATTATCTGTCGGTGAAAATATAGCTATACCAGTTAAATTAAATTATTTTGGTGATAATAGTATAGAAGAAACTGAATTAAAAATTCTAGCACGTAAACTTAATAAAGATAAATCTACTATTAAGGAAATACCAGAAGAAGTATTTACATTAAATCGTGAAGCTTTATCTGTATTCGTATCAGAATTAATTCAAGATTCTTTTAATGAAAAAGAAGAGCGCCCTGTTAATATGCTTTATATTTCTAAAAGTAAAAAGCTTGTTAAACAATTGGCACATCTTTTATTAAGATATGGTATCGTAACGACATTTCGACAAGAAAACGATAAGTATTCTTTAGGATTCGTTAATAACAAAACACATCGACGTCTAAAGAAGAAATCTCACACTTCGATGTTCGCACTATATCATTCTTATAAATATCAACCAGTAAATGATAAACTTAATAAAGTATTCTTATCGTATTTACCGGCTAAAGAATTATCACCGTCTGATTTTAAAAAAATAAAATTCGATAAATTATCTGTCGAAGAATACTTAAAATCTAAAACTCTAAATAAAAACGAAGCTCGTGAATTTTCCGAGCTTTTAGGATTCGAAACAATTTCCGATATATTATATGGTGATATATATTGGGATAAAATCGTATCGATTGAATATTTAGGTGAGCAACAAACATATGATGTTTCGGTGCCACGCTATCGTAATTTTATAGCTAACGATATTATTTCACATAATACCGGTAAAACGGAAACAATGGTGGTCGAAGCACTATTTAATGTGTTTACACGTAAGAACTTCATTCATATGTTCGTAACACCATATCAATCACAAATTCGAATGATATTCGATAATATCCGTCAAAAAATTGATAGCTCTGCACTTATAAAACGAGAAGTTACTAGATCGACAACAAATCCACATTTATTAGAATTCTCTAACGGTTCTAAGATAGTCGGTTTTACTTCTGGTGCCGGATCTGGTATGAGTGCTGCCTCTATTCGGGGCTGGCGGGCAGACAAACTTGTATGCAATTTAATTGTATAAAATTAATGTCCACAGAATTAATTTCTGTGAATATAACTTAATTGCTGGAAACCCCTTAGAGCTTTTGATACCGAAGTGTAACAATTCAAAAGATTGGGCAATCAGCAGCGAAATCTTATTTTTTTAAATAAGATACGTTCAACGACTATCCCTTGGCTACCGCGTTAAAAATTAGCAATAGGAGTACGGCCTAAGTAGGCGGGTGAAATTCCCTTAATCGGAAATGGTTATCTTTAATTTATTTAAAGAAGATATAGTCTGGCCTAGTATGAAAATACTAGAAGGATTTAACGGTAACGGTTAAATTCATAACAAAGCGTGGATCTCTCTCGATGAAATGGATTATCTCGGCGAAGGTGACTTCGACACGATTTATGCGTTATGTATGGAACGTGATACGATCGGTATGACGTGTTCTTCTACACCGACTGGTAGACGTTCTAAGTTCTATCAAATTTGTACTCAGAAGGAACTGGGCTTCCAAGAGCACTATCACCCGACACAACACAACCCTATGTGGTCGGATGCCATGGAAGAAGAATTCAGAAATACATACGACAAGAATGCATATGATCACGAAGTATTAGCAGAATTTGGTGTCGAAGAAGCCGGCGTATTCGATAAAGATAAAGTCGAAGAAGCAACACAAATCGATAATTATGCTTATTTCGATCGAGATAAATATAAACCTGTTCGTTCTATGATGGACGATAGTAATGTAAAAGAAATACATATACTACCAGAAGGACGAACTACATACTATCCTAATGTATTTAGATGTATGGGCGTGGATTGGGATAATAGAAATTGTCCTCTTATTAAGCAATTAATAAGTAATAAACCGGTTGAATTGCTGGAATATCTTAAATAGACAATCAGCAGCGAAATCTTTATTTTTTTAATAAGATGCGTTCAACGACTATCCTTGTATAAGGAGTAGGATCAAGCGATCCGAAGTGGCCGGCGACCTAATAATAGGCCGAAGATATAGTCTAATCTATATAGCAATATATAGCAGCATAAAAGCGTATTAAGATTAGCGATCTTAATAGAATACACATGAAGTCTCAGGCCCCAACATCTATACTTATATTAGAATACGATCAAACATTTAATAAATTTAGAGTTATTAACAGAACAGAAATCGAATCGTCTGAATTTACATTCGATAAAGCTGTTAAAAAAATAATTGATTTAAATGCTATTTATAATCCGAGCTATATTTATATAGATAGGGGAAGTGGCGAGTATCAGATGGAATCTTTAAAGATTTACGGTAAGCAACATCCTGAAACCGGACTTGATAAAAAAGTTAAAGGTTGGATGTTCTCTGAGAAAATCGATGTACAAGATCCTGTCACTGGTACTTTAGAAAAGAAACATTTAAAACCATTCATGGTTAATCAATTATCGATATTAATCGAGCGCGGTAATCTTATATTAAGTCCTTGGGACGCACATATATATAAACAATTAATTGATTATCGTGTCGAAAAAATTACAGCAGCTGGTGTTCCTGTATATAACAGTGATAACGAGCACTTTGTCGATGCTTTGGGTTTAGCTTATTTAGCGTTCGTCGAACATTTTCCAGAGCTTACTAAGCTAGTAAAAAAAGCATCGTACGAAGCCGTATATTCATTTAATAATGGTCATTCATTACCATTATATGAAAAGCGAGATTTAGAAAATCCATGGTCTAATGAAAAGAAACAATATGAATCAGTAGACGAAGCATGGGAAAAAGTTCCGCTTAACGATTCGTTTAATAGACGTACGTCTAGAAAACCTTTAGGCGGAATGTTTAAAAGGACATTATTTTAATGGCTGAAGATAAAAAGATATTATATAGACCATCAATAGAACCGCAACGGCATTATGAAAGTGATGGTCAGTTTAAAAAGAAAATAACTTCGGTTCCGGATCCGATACCATATTATCCAGAACCTGAAGAGAAAAAATCTGAAACGGACGAATTGTTGGCAGATTTAAAGATGGTCTATGATCTTTTACCATTCATGCCAATACCAATTCGACCTATTATCGAAACTATGATCGTAACGATTACGACCGATACGATTATACGAATCGATCCTCCTGATCCTGAGACACCATTACCTCCAGAACCAGAGGATCCTAATAAATTTATTCCGGTGCCAACACCAGAACCAGATTTACCTGAACCTAAAATTAATCCTGAACCATTACCTAAAGACGATTCAGATTTAGATTTCCCTGATGTACCGATTGTTGATGTACCACAAGAAAAATCACAAGAGCTAGATCGATTAGTATATCGATGGACTAAACGTAATTTAGTTCGTGTTAAAAAGCATTGGATTGAAAAGCTTAAAGATTATCTTCAAGATTATCTTTCGAAGATGTTTAATGCCGTACAGTTATGTGGTGCTGAAGACATTACTATTTTATTATTAGCTTTTGATGCGTTAGCTGTTAAGACTACGTCAGGTAAAAAATGTAAAGTAGCTCATGATAGTATCGTACGTAACGATCTATTAATAAGAGAAAAAGCAAAGTTAATGGCTAAATTATATTCAGCCGACGAGCTTATTCGATTTATGAGAGCTATCGAAGCAGCGGCGCAAACTCGTCAAGAATATTATAATCATGATTTTTTATCATATTGTCCGACTATGTTAAGTCAATATGAAAACGATATGTTAAGAAGTTATCGTGGTAAGTACGACGAGAAATATGTGAACGCCGTTTATCAGTATAATAAATTATTAGTATCGTCTGCAGAATTATCTAAAGAAGTATTTAATTTAACAGCTGAAAATGCTATGGCTAAAGGTGTGTTAATTAATAATGGTATTAATCCGTTTGAAAAAACTCCGACACCTGATCCTATATTCTATTTAAATACATTAGCTCCTGAAGCTGGTAAGATTGGTGCTAATGGTTTATCATCAACTGGTAATTATGGTAACCTTAAACCCGGTGCTGGATCTATGTCGAGTAGCGGTGGAGATGGTACTGTCGATACTGTTAATCTTAAAGGTAATGACAAGATTCAGAAGATGTGGAACTTCTTTAAAGATATGGGCTACGATAATAATGCGATTGCCGGTATTATGGGTAATATTCAACAAGAATCTCAATTTAGTTTAGGTATTACTGAAGATGGTTCTGGTTCTATGACTCCTGGCGTTGGTTATGGTTTAGTTCAATGGACTGATGCAGAACGTCAAGGATTATTATCACGTATCGCTTCTCAACTTGGTAAACAACCTAGTGATCTTGAAGCACAATTAGCAACGATTAAATATGAGATCATGAATACACATACTGGTGCTAAACCAGAATATATGAATGGTAAGAGTATTGAACAAGCAGTAAGTTGCTTTACTGGTAACTTCGAATACCAAGATGGTGACGGTCGTGAAAATATTCCGGTAGTAGCTCATAGTACTCGTGTTGGATATGCTCAAAATATTTATAATAATTTTGCAAAGTAATATTAGTATGGTATAATAAATTCATATTAATATATTTTGTACAAGGAAAATAAATGGGTCTAACTAATTTTTTCGAAAAAGTAACGACAAAAAAGCTAGATACTAATAAGAAAGTAACCGGAGATTTTCAGTCGGCATTAAAAGCTAAGCCAGTAACACTTGGTGAATATCGAAATGCTAACGCACAAAATCCTGGTGCACGTTCTTATGATTTAGCTCAAATAAAGAATGCTGTCTTAACAGATTCTTATTTAGCTGTAGCCGTTAGAAAATTTTCTCAACTTATTACTAAAGCTGGGTATCAAATTAAATCTAAAAACGAAGATGCAGCTAATTATGTTAATGACAGAATTAAGGTTATTGAATTTAGAACTAAGATTCCGTTCTATACGTTAATAACTTCTATCGCTAGAGACTTGTATACTTACTCAAATTCGTATATAATAAAAACTAGAGATAATAATACTGAGAAATTTGGTCTTAAAGCTGAAAAGATTTTCAGTGGTGGAGCAATTTCAGGATTGTTTTTAGCCGATCCTGCATCCGTAACGATTCGTCGTAACGATGCCGGGGCTATCGATGCATATGTAATTAATCAAGAGGAATATTCTCCAAATGACGTAATTCATTTATACATCGATAAAATGAATAATGCGGACTATGGTACATCTCGAATTTATTCGGCATTAGAAGATGTAACTATGCTCCGAAAAGCTGAAGGGCTGGTAATGACGATATTATATCGCTTTGCCATCCCTGTTTTGCATATAAAAGTAGGTAATACGGCCGAAGGTCAATATGCTACGCAAAAAGAAATTAACGATGCTCGTGATGCATTCCAAGAAATGCCAAACGACGGGTTTATCGTTACGAATGAACGTACAGCGATCGAAGCGATTACACCAAATATGCAAGCTAATCAGCTATTAAAATTTTTAGAGTATTTAGAACTTCGAGTATTCTCTGCATTAAACGCATCTAAGTCCTCTATGGGTCGTGGCGGTGGTCAGTCTTCTGCTGATAACACTGAAGCATTAATGCATGATGAGGTAAGAGCGTTCCAAAACGTAATTACTAATTTTATCGAAAAATATTTATTTACAGAATTATTATTAGAAGGTGGCTTTAATCCTTTATTGAATAAAGACGATTACGTATCGTTTGCATTTAATGAAGTATCGATCGACACTAAAATTAAGCTCGAATCTAATACGATTCAAAAATATCAAGGGAATGTTATCAACTTGGACGAAGCTCGTCGTGAACTTGGCCTTAGTAATGAATTATCTGAAGAAGATATGTATGCCTTTAAAATTACTCAAAAAGGTAAACTCGATCTTGTCGATGCTCAAGCTAATGCTGCTATTAAGACGGCAAAAGCTACGGCTGCATTAAATATGCAACAAGCTCAATCTTCTAATGATGATGGCTTAGATAATCGTAAATTTAATGGTAAACAAGCATCGTCTGGTCCTAATGATTATTTCTCTAACGATGCTAATCCGACAAATCAGAATACAGATAAATATAGTATTAAAGCTAAAGAATCTTTAAATACTCAACAAAATCTAGACGATTATTCAAAAAACTTTAGTGAAGTTGATAAACTCTATAAAGACCTCAGTAATATACTCACAGATGGTGGCACTATTGAAGACGATAAGTTTAGAGAAGCTCTTCATGAGTATGCTTTAGACTTTGCTAAACAAGGTGTTGACCATTCTAAAGCGAACAACAAAACTAATAAAGACAAGATCACTCCGAACATCGATGTGATTGACGATTATTCGTCAAAAAAATAAGTAAGATAATGCAGGACATTAAATCTGCGGTCAAAAATAATAAAGATAAAATATACATCGATAGCATTCTAAGTAAAAATGAATATCGCCTTCGTTTTTTATGCGATTATATCTCTCGTAAAGCATATTGGTACGGTTACGTACAACAATGTAAACAAGACGGTATAAAAGCAATCGATATTCAATTTAACGACAGTGAACATCAAAATGGACGCATGACCCATTTTAACATTGATAGAATTACTATCGAAGATATTCCAGCTTATAGCCCGTACTGTACGTGCGGCATAAAACCAATCATGAAAGGATAAATAATGGACTTCCGTGAATATATTGGTTTTTCTCCTACAAGTGAAAACATCACGATAAAAGAGTCTGTTATTAGACCTATCGATCAACTGAGTTCTTCTGATGATTCCGATAATGAACTTATTGTCGAAATCGAAGCTGTTCATGCGTATCCTTACGTAACTAAAAACAGTACTCGGTATTCATATCAAGGTCTAGAAGATTCCTTATCTGAGTGGACACATCCTTATAATATTCCAATCATTATGCATCATAATGATCAAGACGGCCAAATCATCGGTCGTGCGATCGATGCAAGACTTGGTGATAGCGAACGACTCGTCGGTTCTAAAGCTTTATTTATTACGGCTAAAATTCTTGACGAGAAAGCTCAAAAAGATATTAAGTCTGGACTATTATCGACTGTAAGCATTGGTATGACTGGACACGACGTTCGTTGTTCTATTTGTGGACAAGATCTCAACGAAGGTCCGTGTGAACATGTCAGAGGAGAGAGCTATGATGGACAAACATGTTGTTGGGACTTCTTTTCGATGAGCCCAATCGAATTGTCTTACGTTATAGTTCCTTCTGATAAATATGCAAAGAATATTAAAGTATATGATGATGGGGAGTACGAACAACAAAGTAGTACTCCTTCTAATTTAAGTATTCCGCAACAAGGAGAAACCGGTACGAATATTCGTGCTAACGAATCTATGGATAAAGAAAAATTAAAAGTTCAAGAACCTGAAACTGAAGTTAAAACTGAAGTCGAAGGCAAAGAAACTGCTACAGAAGTTGAAGTTCCTGAAACTAAAACTCCTGAAGTTGAAGAAACTCCAGAGATTAAAGGTGAAGAAAAAACAGAAATCGAAGAATTAAAAGGTCAAATTGCTGAACTTATTAAATCTAACGAGGCACTTTCTGCAAAAGTTTCTAATCTCGCTGATGATTTACTAGCTTATAAATCTGAAGCTCGTAAAGAGACTGCTTCCCTTATCGAAGGTAAAGAAAAATTAGAAGAAGCTCTTAAATCTGTTCAAGAAGTTAAAGCAGGCTTCGATACATTTAAAACTGAAAGCGAAGAAAAAGTTAAGTCTGAAATTGCTTCTGTTAAAGAATCTTTCGAAGATAAAATTAAAACATTAGATTTGACTAACTCTACTGTTAACGATCCTAATGCTAAAAATAATAAGTCTACTGAAGTTCAAGTAAAAGAAGCTGCTCAACAACTTAAATCTATTACTGACGTATTTAACGCTTTCTATAAATAATAGGAGATAAATTTTAAATGGCAAATTACAATCCTGGTAAAGGTGCTAATTATTTCACTGGCGGTGCTGATGGCAAAGTATTTAAAGGCATGGGCTTCAAACAGTTCAATAACGATGACCGCCGTGTAACTCGTACACAAGTACGTTTGAATACAACTAACCATGACACTTCCAATATTGCTTATTGGTTGGATGATCGTCTTCCTGTAGCATTCCGCTACAACTATTCAGAAATGTATAACCAAGTCGTAATTCCAAAAGGTCGTATCGTAGCTGTTGACCGCGATGTTAAAGCTGCTAAAGAAAATCCTGAAAAATTCTTAAACGTATTGACACTTGCTAATGGTGGTTGCCCTGTACGTTTGCGTACAGCTACTGACGTTTATGGTGCTGCTGGTATCGTATCTGGTAAAGCTTCTGGTAAACCTATGATGAATGCTGATGTTGATTGGACTCCAGTTGATGCAGCTGCTTATACTGCCGATCATTATAAACCATTTGCTAATGGCGGTGCTAAAGCTATCGCTACTGCTGCTGGTCTTGATAAAGACAAAACTTCTGGTCTTTTAACTAAAGGCGGCAAAAAACTTATGGACCATCGTAACGGTAACATTCCTGTAGGTATTTTGATGCGTAACGAATATACTCGTGACGAAAATGCTTGGAACGGTATGACTCCTGGTGCTATTAAAACTGACGTAATGGTAGAATTGCCTCACTTCTTGTTCAAAGATGAAGCAGAACAAAACCCTTGGGGTAGCGCTTATGGCGCATTCTTGCCTGGCGATTTCGTAAAATCTGACGAAAATGGTCGTATTGTAAAATCTCCATTATCTGATGAAGCTGCTTTGGCAACTATGCAAGCTCCTGAAATCGAATTCGAACGTCAACAAATCATTGGTCAAGTACATGAAGTAAATCCTAACTTGGTTCCTGAAGGTTCCACTAAATGGATGAAATGGGCTATTGAAGACCAAGAACAATTGGCTCAATATGCTGAAGATGGTTATGGTCGTACATACCGTCGTGGTGAAGACTTAGTCGATGATTCCGCTTACTTCCGTGGTATTGAAAACTATGAATTCAATTCCTTGTATTCTGATCACGACTTGAACATGACTGCTTCCAATAATAAATTGGACGTATACGATTCCCGTTTAGGCGCTCGTTATGAATACATCGGTATTCCTGGTTTAACAGATGGTCGCAATGTAGCTACTACTGCTATTAAAGACGTTAAAGTTGGCGTAATGCATCTAGCTGCTCCTACTCAAGAATATCTTGATTTCAACTATCAAATTCCAGAACGTTTCATCGAACAAGGTTCTGTACAAATTTCTATTAATAACTCTGCTTATACTCCAGTAGTAAAAGGTGCTGTTATTGCTAATGCATTTGAAGTAGTATACTTCAATGAAGTTAATGGTTTGATCCGCTTGCGTGTTATCGACCGTACACAAGCTGATGCAATTATTAAAGCTGCTCCTAAAGAAGAAGCGGAAGTAAAAGTATCTTATTCCCGTCAAGGTCTTGCTGGCGTGCCTACATTCATGGATTGGGCAGGCTGTGTAGGTTCTGTTAAAGTATTGTTACAAAAATAATAGGAGCTTTAAAATATAATGAAAATCGAAATGAAAGAATTTGTTAATTCTCTTAAAGAACAACGTGCTGAAGTGACTAAAGCCGGTCAAGAAGCTGGTTGGTCCCCTGAAAAAATGCAAGAATCTTTGAGAAAATATGATATTCTCGAAGACGTTGTTGCTCGTATGAACAAACAACCTAGCAATAAATCTTTCAGCATCAAAGAAACAATTATGACAACTGACGTTGTCGATTTGGTTCCTCGTATCATCGAAACTCGTATGATCGAAGCTGAAGACACTCAATCTGTTATCTCTCCGTTCTTCACAAAAATTCAATCTGACAAAACTAGCGGTACCGTTGTAGTACCTATTATCGGTGAATTGCAAGCACACGAAGTTTCCGAAGCTGGTGCTTACAACGATGAAGCAGTAGAAATCAACACTCTTCAATACAACTCCATCGAAATTCGTCCTAAGAAAATCGGTCTTAAAGTTACGTTGTCTGAAGAAGTTATCATGGATTCCTACTGGGATATCATGGAAGCTAACTTGTCCCGTATCGGCGGTGCAATGGCTCGTTACAAAGACGAATGGTGTGCTCGTGAGTTCTCTGAACATGGTCACGTAGTATTCGATAACTCTTTGGGCGCTCAAAATCCTGACGCTATGACAAGTGGTCTTGGTGAAGATTCTCTTCCTAACGGTACTCTTTCCGTTGAAGACTTCATGTCTATGTGCTTGGCATTGATGGCAAATGATAAGACACCAACAGATGTTATCATGCATCCACTTTGCTGGTTGGTATTTGCTCGTAACGCAATGGTAGGTCAAGGTTTGACTTTCGGTGCTTTGGGTGCTATGAATGTTAACCCATTCGGTACAACTCAAGGTACTCCTGGTTTCGCTGGCTTGTCTAACAACATGGGTCCTCAAAAATTCATCTTGAACGAATCTCAAGCAATGTTCAACTTGCCTATGCCTGTTAACATCATCTTGAGTCCTCGTGTTAAATTTGACAAACAAAACAAAACATTTGATATGTACGCTATCGATCGCAACAACATTGGTGCTATCGTACAACGTGAAGATTTGTCTATTGAAAAATGGACTAACCCAGAAACTGATGTACGTATCATCAAAGCAAAAGAACGCTATGGCGTTGGTATCATGGATAATGGTAAAGGTATCGCAGTGGCTAAAAACATTTCCGCTATGCCTTCCTTCCCTCGTCCAACTGCAATTCGTATTCAAGAATAATATTCTTAACGATTTGTTAATTGAATGAGTAATTAAGGGGAGCTTTCGGGCTCCCCTTTTTTTAATATACAAGAGGTATTTTAATGACTAAATTAAAAGAACCGATCGCTATCGTAAAATTAGGTCATGGCGAAATTGGTTATTTTGACAAATTGACTCGTCTACGTTTAACACGTAAAGCGCCATATGGTCGAATTTATGACGATATGGATCTTAAAAATATTCGTCGTTCTGTTAAAGTAGGCCGTTTGATTTTAGTTAACGGCATGCTTCCTGCAGAAAATGCTAATTATTCTAAAGCGACTAAACGTTTTATTCCGTCTTCAAATTATGATATGGTAGCATCTGGTTTAATTCGTCCTGAAGACGTTGCAGAAAAAACTGCTACTCGTTCTAAAGAATTAGAATTTGATTTAGACGCTGCATTAGCTGAAGCTAAAGAAAACTTAGAAAAAGTTAACAAGGAGAACACAAATGGTCTGCAAGAAAAAGGGCAAGAAGGGTTGCAAGTAGCACCTGAAACTAAAATTGAAGAAATAAAACCTGAAGAAACACCTAAAGCTGAAGTAGTTCCTGAAGAAACAGAGGCGAAGGAAGTTGCAGAAGAAACTGTGGAAGAAGAATCTACAGAAGAAGTGGAAGATGAAGCCACAACTGAAGATAAACCTAAAAAAACTCGTGGTCGTAAAAAAGCTAGCAAATAAGAAGGAAGATTATGTTTAAAGAATTTGCTTTGGTCGACATGGCCGTAAATCCTATTGAAAAGCAAATTAAACTTTTCTTTACTAGTAATGTTGATCCTGACACAGTCGATAGCGATACAATCGCAATGGTTCATGCAGAATCTCAAAAAATTTATCGATTAAAATATCGTACGTCTAAGAAGGCTGTTGTTATTACAGTATTAGACGATGTAGAACCTAACGAAGAATATCGTCTCGACATTAATAAAACTATTAAAGATATTGTTGGCACTCCATTACAATCTAGTTTAATTCGCCACGTATATTTCAATAGTAACATATATTCTAATGTCCGCATTATTAGTCCGGCAAATCATGAGCTTATCGATGGATCTTTTATATGTGAATGGCAAGAAATTTTACGAGATAAAAGACGTAAACCTGTATTAGAATATCGATTGCAAATTTCTGAAAATAAAAACTTTGATCCTTGTGAAATCGATACTGTAATATTAAATAAACAACGTATCAGTTTCCCTCAATTAAAAGACGCTAAACAATATTATATTCGTATTCGTGTCGAAAAAGATGGCGAATTCGGAGCATGGTCTGATATAGCTACTTTTACTTACGATGGAAAAGATCGTGTCCTTGATCGTTTAGAAAAATCAGAAAAAGATCCTCATAAAATAAATCCAGTATCTATTTGGGCTCCGTATAATTACAAACGGAACATGCACAATAATAAAGTCAATCTGGATACGAATCCAACTTCTCCGGGAACAATGTCGACCGAAGAAGTTAATCATGCTACGGGATTAGGATTATCTCCTGAAGTAACGGCTAGTAATAATATAGCTACGTCATTATCTGAAGCAGCCATCGAACGAATTATGAAAGATGGCAATGGTAATTCTGCGACAACTATTAAATTAGCTGACGGTACCATTATTACTAGAGCTAATGACAGTGGAACGCCAGGTGTCGTAGTCGATGAAACTCCGGCCGGTACTAATATTGCTCCTGTTATTATTAGTGCACTCGAAGTAACAAGACGTCCGCAACAAGGGACTAACGATGCTTTCGTATTTGAATTTAATGCTGAAATTAAAGATGAAGGTATTTTACAAAATATCGAAATCATCAGAAAGGATTTCTAATGGCAGAACCTTTTGAGTATACGATATTTGGTAATCGTTTAGAACTAAGACCAGTCGGCGGTGTTAAACCTGATTCTTTATATGAAATCAGAATTAAAAAACTTGAATCTGTTGACGGTAAAAAAGTATTAAAGTATAAAGTCTATACGGTAGCATCAGAACAAATTAGTAATTTTTATACGCTCGGCGATGTGAATTATCTAATCGATGTATTTGATGCTAGTGATACAGAAGTATTATACGCATTAAAAGAAGCAAGTCGGTTTGCACAGTTTCTATTGGATCAAATTCCAGGTTATGAAAATAGAGCCGATTTGCCTTATCTTTTACAACAATTTTGTAAATTAAGAGCAACGTTAAGTCTTGTAAGCAAGCATGCTGTTACGACTTCTACATCTGGTAAAATATCGGGTCATATCGGCAATATTAGTTTTGGTTCGACAGAATCTGGTGGATCTAGTTCATCTAGCTCCAGTGGTAGTGGCGCGCCTTCCTTATCAGATCTTATCAAAATGATTAAAGCTGAAATGGAAATTTTTGAAAAACTAATTGTCGATCCTACGTATCTTACTATGGGTAGAGCTGAACCAAGAACAGGTAAACGCTCCTATACAGAAAAACAAAAATTACATACATATCCTACGACATTGTTTGATGATTTGTCACGTTCATTAAAATCTTTGAGGAAAACTTAATGAAAAATTTAGATGAACGAATTAATGGATTAATACAATTAATGGAAGTTCCGGTATGGCTTGTACAACCATATCGAAATATCGATTGTACTTGTAAGGATCCGACTGCTAAAGAAGGCGATCCTTTATGTCCGAACTGTTTAGGATTTGGACAAAAAATTTCAATACGTGAAGCACGTGCTCATATTCAGCCGTTGTTTTCTACAGACAATGCTGATAATAAATTATTTTTAATGCGAGGTTACGATATATATATTCGTAATGAATTTCCAGTATTTCCTGGAGATATAATCGTATTTAAAGATAAAATCATTAATGTTACATACGTAATGGATTGGTATTCTAATACTATGGATTGCGTATATTATGAAGCTAATGGTGTTGACTATAAACGAAACCCAGAAGCTTTTATGAACAACTTTAAAGCATTGATCGGAGGTTAGTATGACATCCGATGATAAACATACAAGTCTATTAATTATAGGCAATTCCGAATCGACAAATAAGACATGTAAAATTGAAAAGTTTAATACGTTATTTGATGTCGAGAAAGAATATGGTAAAGACTCAGATTTGTATCAGGCATACAAATTAGCTAAAAATTATTCGGCTCCCGACGTGTATTTAGTTAATATGCGAACGATATCTGATTTTCTTAATATTGCTAATCAATTAATAGACTATGATTTTGCATATATTTGTCCGACTAAAATAATGTTTTCCGATCGATATACTGATCGTTATAATAAAGATTTAACAGATTACTATTTAAACGTATTATCTAGTAATTGTTATAAAAATCGTAGTATGATTATCGTTACCGATAAACATAGTTCTTTATTCGAAGACATCGATGAGTTTAATAATTACTATGATGCTATCGTACAAAAGTTTACTTCTGTGCATAATAAGAATAAGTTTTTAGATAATATAATTTTAGTAGGCAATAATTTAAAATATATTCAGTATAGTAATATAGTTGTAGCGGCAAAATTAGCCGCCACGCCTATCAACGAGTACCCACTTTTATCAAATGAGGATACCGACTTTATATTAGATTATAAAGATATGCTTCCTAATGTCGTCTATTACAGAAATAGTTCATTAGTCGGTACAACAGTTGAAAATTTAGTTAACCTATCTAGCGAAAATCCTAATAAATCTGTTATGGTAATGCGTATTATTTATTACTTAGTCAGAGAAATGGACTTCGATGAATATATAGGAAAAAATTATCGGAAGTTCTATCTATTAAAGATAAGAGACCGATTAGAATCCTTATTAAAACAAAATGTAGGATTTGTTCTATACGACTATCATATTGATAGCGTTGAAGAACAATTAAGAGAAAATGGATTAGGGGTCGACATTATACTTCGGTATACGTTGTATCCTTTATTCACGACAGAGTCATACACTGCGGAACAGAGGTTATAATGACAGACGAACTTACTCATGATGAACGATTTATAATCGATCAGATAAAAGCAAAAAAAGATAGCCTGTCAGTAGTCAATGCTCCCGGTAGGCTAATGAATAATCGACGTAGAGTCGATCGATTAAGGGCTGAACAGTCCATTAGTTTTGATGAATTTATCGAGCTGCTCGTTAAATTAGTTGAAAAAGCGTTATATGAAGATCAAGTTAAAATGAGCCCAGACGAAGGGGCTACGATTAACGATCGCGACAGACCAATTAATAATCCGTATATTTTCTTTAAGATTATCTCGGGTAAAACTATTAATAGTATTAAGCCAAGATTAATGGAAAATACTATCAGACGTGCTCCAGGTCATCCTGAATATCGTCCTGATAATAAATATCCTGTTAAAGAAAATATCGAAGAAGAAGGTGTTGAAGTATATCGTCATGCATTCGAATATGTACTTCAATTCGATATCTTCGCTAGCAGTTATGCAACGGCTAATAAAGTCTTAAAAGATTTTGAAGAACTTATGTATGACTATACGGGTTATGTTAAAAGTCGTGGCGTAAATGAACTTTTATATGATCAACGCTTAACAGACGAATCTAACGTTCAATATCGAGAAAAATATTCAGTTAGAAGTGTTCGCTACATTTTAAGAATAGACAAGATATTTGTTGTTACTCGCAAACTTATTGAACGTCTATTAAATCTTGATAAATAATTATTAATCTAAGAGGTTGAATAATGGCGTACTCTTTCAAAGAGGAAATCCTCCGCGATCTTCCTGGTGTGTTTGTCGAAGTCAATTCTGTAAAGAAAAAACTTTATGACGACAGCCAATTCGGTACAACTGACGCAGTGCTTTGTATCGGTACTGCATTCGATGGTCCTAATGGTGTTCCTGTACCTATTTACGATCCATCTTATGCAACATATACTTATGGCGATACTTATAATCGCGAAACTAAACGTGAAGTAGACTTAACAGCTACATTGGCTGATGCATATAATTCCGGTTGCCGTACTTTGTATGGTTTCCGTATCGGTGGTTCTGAAGCTCAAAAAGATTTTAAATTGCGTTCTGACGATACTCTTCGTTTCCGTGTAAAATCTCGCTTCCCATCTAACAAAGCTAAACAAGTATACTTTACTTTCGATAATACTCCAGGTCAAGAAGTTCTTACTATCTACAAACCTGTATCTAAAGCGACAACTTACGAACGTTACAATGCTATGATTGATAACGAAGAAGAAATGATTAAAGTCGAAATTCCTTTGGGTCTTATGGGTGCTGGCTTTACTGCTGATACTCCTATCTCCGAAGTAATTCGTCATATCAATAACTTCCCTCGTAACAATGTTGTTACTTTATCTATCGTAAATAAAAAAGGTCAAGATGTTACACTTCGTAAAGATTCTTACGAATTAGCTCTTGGTTCTATTTTCCCTGGTACATACTTCTTAGGTCGTAAACGTTCCTTAGTACCTTGCCGTACAGAAGTTCGTACTCATGTAATCAAATCTAAAAAATCTCCGAAACCTTTCGGTTCCTTTACTGGTAAATATTTCCATACTCTTCGTATTAATACAGATGTTAATGCTGAGTATCCTATTTACTCTGTAAGCGATAAAGATTTGAACGAAGCCTTCACAACTGTCGGCTTGAAAATGTATACTCATAATGATTATCTTCGTACTCCTGGTGCATCTGCATTAGCATTCGAAGAAGATGATAACGATTATGAAGATACTAATATGACTAACTTCCAAAAATACATGAAGTTAGGTTCTGGCTTTGCTATTACAGCAACAGCTTATCCTCGTACAAATTCTACTGGTCAATATTTGACTCCTCGTGTAAAAGAATCTGACGTTAAAGATAAACAATACGTAATATCTATTGGTGAAGGTGCATATTCTGTATTGCAAAATGCCGATATGCCTTATCGTGTATTGGGCGCTCAAATCTGTGCCGATACTGTAATTGGCGGTCGCCTTCCTAAACCAAAAGATTTCTTAAAAGCATTCCCTATCGATGCTGTTATGGTTAACACTGTAGCAGGTGGTGCTCCTGTAGTCGATACTGAAATGTTTAAAGTAACTCCTGTAGTTAACGTTAAAGATACTAAACATTCTCCACGTTCTTATAAATTTAGCTTTGCTAAAGTAGATAATGCTGCAGAAATTACTGACGAAAACATTTATCAAAACGAAGTATTTACAGTTATTCCTTCCGTAGCTAATGAAGCTGCTTTGGATTTAGATCATAAAACTTATGAAGCTGGTCAAACATTCTATTTTGAAGACACTAAAGAAGTGAAATCTATTACGTTCGATGGTAAGCTTCAAAATGCTGTTTCTCCACATCAAAAATTCAAACACTTCGTTACGAAAGATAAAATCATCGAAGCAGAACCAGCAACTGGTAATACTGTGACATTTAAAGAAATCGCATCTCTTGCTGATCTTCAATATGATACAGCTATGAATGGTTTGTTGACAGATGCTGATGCAACGACTGCTGCATACTATGCAACGACTGCTGCCGCTGCTGCTGCAACTGCTGCTAATGCTAAATACGTATTGCTTTCTGTTAATGACGTATTATGTGTTGGCAAATATGATGCTGGTGCCGTAACTCCTATCGGTGAATATGATATCTTGACAGATAAAGATGCTCGTGACGATAAAGTCGTTACTTATATTGAAAACTTCGATTGCGTAGACAACCGTGTTATTATTTCCGTAACAGACTTTAACTATCGTACTGTAGCAGAATTTATTTCTGACTTGAAAGATAACGTTAACTTCACTGATAACTTTACTGTAGAATTGACTGATAATGGTATCGTCGAAAAAGATGCTCTTATCGAAGAAGTATTAGAACCTGTATTGGTTGGCGGCAAAGTTGCGTTAGCTACTTTGGCTAAAGACCGTACTATCGATTACGATTATACTATGCGTATTCCTTATCGTACTCCTGATAACTTCGCTCGTCAATTGGCACAACATTGCTTGTATACAGAATTAAAAACTGCTCATACTCATGGTTTAATTGGTGTTGAACGTATTTCCGACTACACATTATCTGGCGTTGAACAAAAATTCCAAGATTTGAATAGTTTAAATCTTAACCTAGAATTGAAACGTGGTAACGGTCGTTCCGTAATTGATGACGACGGTACTCCTGTCGATATCGGCCGTTCTATTTCTTGTACATTCTTCCAAAACAATGTACCAGTTTATAATTCTACTTACGCATATGTAGGTAACGGTGCTGCAGCTTATGCTGGTATGGTTTCCGCATTGCCTGTAGAACAATCTCCTACGAACCAAAAAATCGGCATTTCTCCATTGTTCGAATTAACAGCTTCTCAATTATCTAACTTAACTTCTAAAGGTATTGTTACAGTTAAGAATACATTTACTCGTGGTTATGTAATTACTGACGGCTGTACAATGGCAGATCCAACTGATGCATTGTCTCGTCTTAACAGTGTTCGTATCATCGACGCTGTTGAACGTGCTATTCGCCGTGTTTGTGAACCATTCATTGGTAAACAAAATACAATCTCCGTTCGTAACTCTATCCAAACAGGTTTGACATCTGAGTTGAATAAACTTAAAGGTGTATTGTTATATGACTATTTATTCGAAATTGCTAATGACGTAACTGCTCTTCAATATACTTATATTGATATCAATTACACTATTATGCCATTTAACGAAATTCGTCAAATCAATAACTACATTCAAATTCGTCAACCTGGTACCTAGTAGTTTTTAATTAAAGAAGGAGGGGGCGGCCTAAATAGTCGCCCCATTATTTAACACATGGCTTATTCCAATAACTCTGGTGTAACTACAGCCTCTGAATACACTCGTAGTTATACTACTTTCTCCGGCTGTGATATCGTAGCTACATTCGGTTCCGAAGTAGTTGCTGAAATTCAAGGTATTACAGTTTCTATTAACCGTGAAAAAGCTCCGGTTTACACATTTGGTAGTGCAGAACCTCGTTCTATTTCGAGAGGTAAAAATTCCGCGTTTGCTTCTCCTTTACAGTAATGTAATGCATAATTAAACTCTGTGATATGCTGGAAACCCCTTAGAGCCTTTAGTACCAAAGTGTGACAATCTAAAGGATTGGGCAATCAGCAGGCAGCGATATATTATATTGCGCCTCAACGACTATCCGTAAGGAGTACATCATAATAACTGATGGAAGTGCAGAGCTCCCTTTTTCGTGTCATATGTGGCATTGCAAATACTTTTTCTATGTAATATAATAATAGAAAAGGAGATGATCACATATGAAATATAAATATAATTTAGATTTTTTTAAAAATGATTCACCTGAAAAATATTATTTCTATGGTTTTTTAGC